TGAATTTGAAACATTAGATGTTGTTAGAGATGCAGTTAAAAAATTAGGAGTTGTAGGAGTTGTATTTGATGGAGAGATTTGTTTAATGGATGAAGATGGTAATGAAGATTTTCAAGGTATCATGAAACAAATTAAAAGAAAGAATCATACAATTGCTAATCCTAAATATGTAATGTTTGATTATTTGACATTGAAAGAATTTGATGCTAAAGAAAGTGAAACAAAATTAACTTTGAGAATTGCTCGTTTTGCAAAACATATTTTGCATTTAGAAAATGATTCTTGTTTAAGTGTTTTAGATCAACATGTAGTTTCTGGAGATGATCATTTTGCAAAGCTTAAAGCAGATGCAGAGAAAGATGGACATGAAGGAGTCATGTTACGCAAGGATGTTGGATATGAAGGAAAGAGATCTCAAAACTTATTGAAGGTTAAAAAATTCTTTGATGCAGAATATAAAGTTGAAAGTATAGATTTCGAAGACCATAGAGTTATCAGAGAAGGTAAAGAAGTTGTTATACCAATGATGGCTCAAGCTTATATTAATCATAAAGGCCATGAAGTAGCAGTAGGGTCTGGATGGAATCAAGAACAACGAATTAAGTATCATGCCAATCCAAAGTTAATTATCGGTAAAACAATTACCGTACAATATTTTGAAGAGACTAAAAATCAAGAAGGTGGATTGAGTTTAAGATTTCCAACAGTAAAGCATGTTTACGAACAAAGAAGAGACGTTTAATTAATGAATAAAGATATGACAACAAAACAATTTCATGATCTAAAGATAAAGATCAACAATGCAAGAACAATAGGTAATTATTTCACAAAAGAAGAAGTGATATTATTAACACAGTTAGTAACTAAGTTAGAAAATACGAAATGATAAACAGCGGTCGAGAGTGGGATTGGATGGACGAAAAACCTTCCAAAGAAAGTAAAAAAGAAATAGAATTTGATAGTAGTATGATATTCTTAGCATTTGCTATAATATTCTTTTCTTTAGTATTCCTAGGAATTACGATAAATAATTAATATATTAAAATATGAAAAGTAAAGTAAGATTAGGTTATGCATGTGTAAACATGACATTAACAGGCCGACCTAAAAAGGCCGGAGGTCGAGTAACAACATCTCGTACATGCAGAAAAGCAACTTGGCAAAATGGTTCTGACAATCCTAAGGATTGGGATCTGCATTTAGTTGGAGAAAGAGCATTATTAAATGCAAACGATTTGTTACATTATCTAGAATGGAATGTTGATCATAAGATTACATTATTCCGTCTAGGTTCGGAATTGTTTCCATGGCATGATCATTATGAATTACATCAATTGCCTCAGTTCAATGAGATAGCAGCTAAATTGATGGAATGTGGTAATTATGCTCGTAAACATGGGTTGAGAATTACAACTCATCCTGGACCATTCAATGTGTTAGGATCTCCAAACCCAGAAGTAGTTGAACGTACTATTACAGGTTTAGAAAGACATTCAGAAACGTTTGACCTCATGGGATTTGAACCATCGTTTGAAAATAAAATTAATATTCATGTAGGTGGTGCGTATGGTGGACAATTTGAAGAGACTGCTAAGAGATGGATTGCAGGTTGGCATCGATTATCTGACAATTGTAAGAAACGATTAGTGTTAGAAAATGATGATAAAGCAAGCTTATGGTCAGTACGTAAACTATATAATTACTTCCATAAAGAAATTGGAATACCGATTACATTTGATTATCATCATCATTCTTTTCATCCGGATGAGATGACCGAAGAAGAGGCATTAAAATTAGCCGCAACTACTTGGCCAGACGATATTATTCAGTGTACACATTATTCCGAAAGCAGAGCAAGAGAAAAAAAGGACATAACAATCCGTCCACAAGCACATTCAGATTATATTGTAGATGAAATCAATACATATGGTCTAGAATTAGATATTGTAATAGAAGCTAAAGCAAAAGAGTTGGCACTTTTAGAATATCGCAATATTTATGCATATAAAAATAATAACAAAAAAGAAGTTTTACTATGAAAGATAGAGACAATGTACTAAGACTGTTAGATGAAATAGATAATACAATTATGGTAATCGATCAAACAGTTGAAAGAGGTATGAAGTTAGATCCTATAGAAGCTAGGAGAAGATTTAACATGATACGTCAAAAATTAGCTATAGTTACAGATAGAGTATCAGGAAGTTAAATTATGAAAAAAAGACTGTTTCCATTAGTGATTGCACTTGCTGCATTAGCAGTATCTGGGTCGGCAGCATTCTATTCAGTATTTGGATTGAGTAAATTATTTGCAGGAGCAAGCTTGCAAGTAATTATAATGGCAGGTTCTTTAGAATTTGCTAAGTTAGTTGTAGCATCTTTATTATATCAGTACTGGGATACTATTAATAAAGGGTTAAGGATGTATCTATCAATTGCTACTATTATACTTATGATTATAACATCAGGAGGTATATATGGATTCTTATCTGGAGCATATCAATCAACCGCAACTCAATCAGAACTATTAGATAAATCATTATTAATACTTGAACAGAAGCAGGATAGGTTCGAAGAAAAGAAATCAGATCTTAAATATGAAAAGGAAGGTCTTACTAAATCTATTTCTGAATTGAGAGAATCTCTTTCTAATCCCGGACAAGTACAATATATTGATAAGGAAACAGGTCAATTAATTACTACAACATCAAGTTCATCTAGACGAGCATTACAAAATGAATTGGCTAGAACATTGAATGATAGAAATGTAATTAATGATCAATTAGCAGCAATCGAAGATTCTATTACAAAAACAGACATGGCTATTTTAGATAAACAAGTTGACAATGAGGACCAACGTGAATTAGGTCCTTTAAAGTATTTAGCAGAAACAACGGGATATGAAATGAATCAAGTTGTTAATTGGTTTTTACTACTTATTATATTTGTATTTGATCCATTAGCAATTGCATTAGTTGTAGCAGCAAATATGGCATTTGCACAAATCAAACCAAAAGAGTCTGTTACAAAAGAATTGTATACAGATGAAGATGAGAAAAGAATAAATGTAATAGGACAAAATGGTAATGATGGATTGCATTATGACCAAGAAGAAATGATAAAAAAGAATGAACAGATACTAGCAACTGTTAGTACCGAGGAGAAATCATTTGATGATCTTAAGAATCGTGTAAAAGAGAATCAAGATAAGTTACGAGAAAAATCAAAAGAAGATATTTACAAGGAGAAGCCGGCTCCTCCACCACCGGAAAGAAAAGGTTATTGGTAATCAAATAAATTAATATGGCAAAAAAGAAAGTTATACATACATTTAGAACAAAGAAGATAAATAACAGACTACATATGATATGTAGAAATAGTATTCCAGATCAGAATTATTGGGCATGGCAATTCTTAGGTGACAAGCCTAGATGTAATGAATGGGCTGAAGTTAATCCTGATACTAAAGCTGTACTATGTTATAAATGCGTTTCAAAGACAGTAGGTCCTCCGGAAATAAAGGGCGGATATGTATCTAAAGGTCGTCCTCGAGGTTGGCAGTTTATGAAAGAGTTTGTCGATCCACAAGGCAACGTATTTCATAAAGGTAAAGAACAACCACAATTAAAAGGAACATTACAACCAACTAAAATTGATCGAACTCCTAAAAAGAAATTATCTAAACTCGAAAAGAGTGAATTGAAAGATAAGATAATTGAACAAATGGCATTAGTTAGAGGCGAACTAAAGAAGGCTAAATGGAAAAAGGATATTAGATCAGGTACATCACAACTTAAGAAGTTAGAACGTCAGTTGAAAAAGATTCGATAATCTTTGGACGTACGAATTTTTTTTATTATATTAAGTATAAATAAAGAAAAGAAATGAGTATATACGAAGAACAAGATCCAAAAGAACCATTAGTAGTAGAAGAGCCACAAGGCAAGTTATATGAAGCATTACATAATCAATTAGGAACATTATTAGATTATGAAGATTCGGTTATCTTTATTAATGATGAAATCAATGATAATACATTAACAGATTTCATTATTCGAATGAGGAGCTTATTACAACATAGAAAAGATAAATCAGCTCCTGTTAATTTAATGATTAATAGTCCAGGCGGAGATGTATATGAAATGTTTGGTATTATTGATTATATCGAATCATTAGATGTAAAAGTAAATACAATTTGCAGAGGTAGAGCCATGAGTGCTGCAGCAGTTATATTAACATGTGGTACCGGTACAAGAATGATGAGTAAACGATCAACTGTAATGTTTCATCAATCATCTAGTTTCATGGGAGGTAAGATGAGTGATATAACAGCTTACTTAGATAATATTAAAAGTTTAGAAGTTCTTATATATAACATGTTAGCAGAAAAAACTAAAAAAGATGCAGCATGGTGGAAAGAAAAGATGAGAAATGATATGTTTCTTACTGCAGATGAATTATTGGAAATAGGTGTAATAGATCAAATTATATAAATTATGAAATTAACAGCAGAACAAATAGTACAAAACTGGGAAGACCTGATGGACATTATAGATAATAATTTCACAGGCGAAAGAAAAGATAAACTAAAAGCAATGTATACAGATTTAGAAGATAGAATGTCTGTACAACCTGCTTCTAGTTTTGATCATTATCATAATGCATTTGAAGGTGGTTATGTAGATCATGTTTTAAGAGTTATCAAATGTGCTCAAAAGGTTCATTCATTATGGACTGAAATGGGAGCAGATATGACAGGTTATACAAAAGAAGAATTGTTGTTCGTTGCATTGAATCATGATATAGGTAAAATGGGATTTCCAGGAGAAGGGAATGAAGTATACATTCCTAATGATTCTGAATGGCATAGAAAGAATCAAGGAAAGATGTATAAGATTAATCCTAACAATCCTTTTACATTAGTAAATGACCTATCTATTTGGTTATTGCAACATTATGGTATCAGTATCACTTGGAATGAAATGCTAGGTATAAAATTAACAGATGGGTTATATGATGAAAGCAACAAACCATATTTTATGTCAAGAACAGCAGATTCAAAATTAAAAACTAATTTAGGATATGTTATGCATCAAGCAGATGCAATGGCAGCTAGAATAGAATTTGAAATGTGGTATAAAGGTAAGCCAGCACAATCAGCGCCTATCAAAAAACAATATGCAAAAAAAGCATTATCAAATGCAACAGATAATGTTAATGCAAAAGAAATGTTTAAAGATTTATTCGGAGAATAAAAATGATGACAACAATTATTATATTATCAGTTATATTAGCAATTTCATTATTTGTTAATATAAACCAATTACGTAAACAAGAAGCTCAAACAGAATATATAGAGGAATTAGAAAACTCTAATACCGAATATTATACATTCTTTCAGAGTCTTAAGACTCGAGTAGGACAATCTAATTCACAACTAAAACAAATTGATAGATTAGGTTCGTTTGAAGCTGATGATGAAACAGGATTTGCATTTAAAGAATTACGTGATATTTATGACGAATTGAACAGAGGATTTTAATGGAAGAAAAGGAACTATCAGCAGTAGATAAATTTTACATATGGCATGAAGCCGAAATGAAAGACCTTGAAGAAAATGGTCCTAAAAAAAGACGTGGTCGTAAGCCTAGTAAAAAGCAATATTTTACTTATATAACAGATCAAGCAATTATTGCATATAACAGCGAACCATCTTTTGCTAAAAGAAATAAAGTATTTCGTGAGTTCATTAACTATCCATTTAATAAATTAGTTGAAAATATTTATCATACATTTAGATTTAGTTATTTTGATGTGCCATATGAAGATATTAAAGCTGAGGTAGTTGCTTTCTTAACAGAAAAGATAGGAAAATTTAAAGAAGGTAAAGGTAAGGCATTTTCGTATTTTTCTATTGTGGCTAAAAATTACCTTATCATTCAAAACAATGCCAATTATGCTAAATTAAAACAACGATCTGATTTGACTGCTGTTGACGAAAATAGAAATATACAAGGTGAGATGACGTTAAACGAACATCAAGAATCTTTAAGAGATTTTACCAATCAATGGTGCGAATGGTATGATGAAAATCTTAATTATATTTTTTCAAACAAACGAGATATTATTGTAGCAGATACGATTCTAGAATTGTTTAGGATGCGAGATAATATTGAAAACTTCAATAAAAAAGCTCTATATATTCTTATAAGAGAAAGAACAGGACTAAAGACTCAGAATATAACTAAAGTCATTAATGTCATGAAAAGAGATTATGCCAAGAT